CTTGACTTATATAGGGTTTTTTTTGTATATTAAGGTATCGAAAATAGGGAAGTTATAATTTGTATCAAAACATTTGGTGTGAGAAAAGAGGTGGTAATCAAGTAGAAGTTCATCTTTGGGATGATGTCGCTGGTTATCAAAATTTTATATTTAAGAATTATGCTTATGTTCGTGATGGGAGTGGTACATACCAATCTATCTATGGGGATAAGTTAAAGAAAGTTACATATTGGACAGAAGAAGATTTTAAAACTGGTCGTGTATTCGAATCAGATATTCCACTAGACACTCGTATTCTGTTAGATAGATATGAGGATTCAGATGAGCCATCAAAAGAACACCGTGAATTATTTTTTGATATTGAGGTAGAAGTTACAGATGGTTTTCCTGAACCATCAAAGGCAGCAAACAAAGTTACCTCAATTGCTATGTATACCAAACATGATGGTAAATATCGTGTTTATGTTTTAGGTGATGGTAAAGATAATATTAAAGATGAAGTAGACATTCGTTTTTATTCTACAGAGGGTGAGTTACTCAAAGAGTTTTTAAGATATTGGATAGGTGTACAACCGACTTGTGTTACTGGTTGGAATACAAATGGGTTTGATATACCTTATCTATATAATCGTTTGACAAAAGTTTTAGGTGAAGAGTTTGCTAATGCTCTATCACCAATTCAAATCGTTAAGTATAATCCAAACAAAAAGATGTATAGAATTGCTGGTGTTAGTAGTTTAGACTATATGGATTTATACAGAAAATTTACATATACACAACAATCAAGTTATCGTTTAGACCATATCGGAACAATAGAGGTAGGGTTAGGTAAGGTCGAGTATGAAGGCACATTGGATGATTTATACAGAGATGATATTGATAAGTTTATTGAATATAACTTAAATGATGTTGAGATAGTTAAAGCTCTTGACCAAAAGTTTAAACTCTTGGATTTAGCTCGTGCTGTATCACATTTAGGTAGGATACCTTATGAAGAGGTTTACTTTAGTTCTCGTTACATTGAGGGTGCTATGTTAGTCTATCTTCGTAGTTTAGGTTTAGTTGCTCCGAGTAAACTACCTACTGCTAGTTATGATGGTTCAGAGTCGAGGTTTAGTGGTGCGTATGTTAAGTCACCGATACCAGGTCGTTACGATTGGGTATTTGATTTAGATTTAACATCTATGTATCCGAGTATTATTATGTCTCTGAATATGTCGCCAGAAACTAAAATAGGTAAGATAAATGGTTGGGATGCGGAAGAATTTATTAAAGGGGAAGAGAAACACTATTCTGTTGAGAAAGACAAGAAAGTTATCAGAACCTTTACGAGTGGAGAACTTAAAGATTTCTTCAACAAGAATGAGATATCCATTTCATCAAATGGTGTTTTGTATGACCTCAAACAAAAGGGTGTCATACCAGCAATACTTGAGAAGTGGTTTAATGAAAGAGTAGAGTATAGAAAACTGGCAAAGAAGTATGGTGCAGAAGGGAACGATGAATTACATGGTTATTTTGATAGACGACAATTGGTACAAAAGATTCTTCTAAATAGTCTGTACGGAGTATTGGGATTGACCGTATTTAGATTTTATGATATCGATAACGCTGAAGGGACAACCACTACAGGTCAGAAACTTATTCAGTTTACCGAAAAGGTTACAAATAGTTATTATAATAAAATCTTAAAAACGAATGAAGATTATTGTATCTACACAGATACAGACTCGGTTTTCTATTCTGCTCTACCACTTGTTAAGAATAGGTTTCCAAATGCTGATGTCAAAGATGAAAAGTTTATGACAGAACAGATATTGGATATCGCTGACGAGGTTCAGGCATACATCAATAAATCATATAACTACTTTAGTAGTAAGTTCTTGAATATTCAAGGTGACCATCGTTTTGAGATTAAACAAGAGATGATTGCTAAGGCTGCTTTTTGGGTTACTAAGAAAAGATATGGTCAATGGATTATCAATGATGGTGGAACACCTTGTGAAAAACTTGATGTTAAAGGTTTAGATATTGTCCGTAGTTCTTTCCCACCAGCGTTTCGTGACTTTATGACTAAAGTTCTAAAGGCTATTCTTGCTAAAGTTCCTAAAGAAAAGATTGATGGTTTTATATTAAACTTCAAGGATAATCTACAGCATGAGAAGTTGGATAAGATTGCTCTACCAACGGGTGTAAAAGGTATTCAGAAGTATACTGATAAGAGTAGAGGTGGGTTTAAAAGTAAAACTATGTTTACACCAATGAAGAAAGGTGCACCAGTTCATACCAAAGCCTCTGTTATATATAATGACTTACTTAAACATTACAAGGTTAATAACCATGAACCTATTTCAAATGGTAACAAAGTTCGTTGGGTATATCTTAAAACAAATCCATTTAACATAGATGGTTTGGCTTACAAAGGTTATGATGATCCTAAAGAAATCTTAGATTTCATCAATCAATATGTTGACCGAGATAAGTTGTTTGAAAAATCATTAAAGAAGAAGATACAGATGTTTTATGATGCTATGTCATGGGATATGCCAGTAGATAAAAAAAATACAATTGAAAAGTTTTTTTAACTTGACTTTTATAAAAATAATTAGTAAATTAATAACTTAATATGGAGAATAACAATAATGAATAAAATCACACTAGATACGTTCATCCAAAAATACAATCTTGGTGGTAGTATAAATTCAGTAAAGTGGGAGTCTAACGGCGAAACACTTTCTACTCGTTTTATATCACCAGATAAAAGTCTTTTGGGTGAATTATCACTTAGTAAACAATCACTTCCTAACTTTGAGGTTGGTGTATATGACACACCACTTCTATCTAAAATGTTAGGTACTCTTGCTGATAAAGTTGACTTTAATATAATCAAGTCACCATCAGATGAATCACAACCTGTAGCATTTGGATTTTCAGATGGGAAAATATCCATTAGTTATGTTCTTGCTGCTCTTGGTGTTATTCCTGATGTACCAGAACTAAAGAACATTCCTGAGTTTGATACTTTAATCAATATCGATTCTCAGTTTATCAATTCTTTTATTCGTGGTAAAGGTGCTTTATCCGATGTAGAACATTTTTCTATCCAACCAGCAGATGGTGGTGTAGAGTTCGTTATCGGTTTTAGTGACATCAACTCAAATCGTATCAGTATCAAAGTTCAGAGTGGTGCTGTAAAGTTAACCGAACCAATCGTCTTCAATGCTAACTTATTTAAAGAAGTTCTAAATGCGAACAAAGAATGTTCTAAGGCAGTTCTTCAAGTTAGTTCAGGTGGTCTTGCTCATATCGAGTTCAAGATAGACGACTTTTCTGTTAAGTATTACTTAGTATCACAACAGGTATAATATGAGTTCACACGGATTATGGGTAGAAAGGTATAGACCACAAGACTTAACAACTTATGTTGGTAATGAACAACTAAAGACAAAAGTTGAGAGGTTTATAGAAGAACAGAATGTTCCACATCTATTACTATATGGTAGAGCTGGTGGGGGTAAAACAACTCTTGCTAAGATTATTACAAATTCAATTGAATGTGATTACCTTTACATTAATGCTTCTGATGAAAGAAACATTGACTTGGTTAGAGACAAATTAAAGAGCTTTGCTTCTTCAGTTGGTTTCAAACCAAATAAAATTGTAATCTTAGATGAGGCTGATTATCTTAATGTTAATTCAGCCCAACCGGCTCTCCGTAATCTGATGGAGACATTCTCTGCTCATTGTAGGTTTATCTTAACCTGTAATTATGTTGAGAAGATTATTGACCCGATACAAAGTAGATGTCAAACTTATAAAATCATCCCACCATCAAAGAAAGATGTTGCTGTTCACGCCAAGTATATCTTGGAAAAAGAGAACATTTCCTTTGATTTAGATGATTTGGCTTTGGTTGTAACTGCTGGTTATCCTGATTTGAGAAAAGTCATCAATGACTTACAGAGACAAGCAATTGATGGTCAATTAAAAATAGATAAAGATGGAATGTTACATAATGAGTTTAAACTTCAGTTCTTAGAGATGATACAAAATGGTGTTGACTTAAGAACTATTCGTAAGTTTGTGGCGGACAGTAACTTTACAGATTATACAGAACTGTATCGTTTCTTATATGATGAAGTAGAGAATATTTCTGTAGAGAAACTACCAGAGATTATCGTTGATATATCAAATGGTTCTTATCAAGATGTGTTGGTCGTAGATAAAGAAATAAACTTTATGGCTACCATCTCTAACATACTTAGGAGACTATAATGAGTACAAAACCAATGAAACCATTACCACAACAACAAGTTCAACTTGACTTGAGTGATGCGGATACAATGAAATGTCAATCATGTGAAAATCCTGTTTTTATACAAGGTTACATAATAAAGAAAGTATCTGCTATCGTTTCCCCAACTGGTAAAGAAGTTATTGCACCAATCCAAGTTTTCAATTGTGGAAATTGTGGAGAGATGTTACCATTAAAGGAACTAGATGAACTTATTTAAGTGGATTGATGAACTATTTACCAAGAAAAGACCTTGGGATAGTTTTTCGGAAGAGGAACAAAAGAAGTTTAGTCCATTTATGGTTAATCGTTATTTAAGTATGAATAATGATTTCTTACCTATTGTTAATCACTTTCAGAGACTAACAATCGAAGTAATGCCATTATCTGCTGTCTATAAGTTCTATTGTTCTTTACTTCCAAATAAGAAAACATATTTAAGATATCTTAGTGGGAAGAAAACAAAGGTCAACGAAAAGGTTGTTCCTTTTATTCAAGAATACTTTGAAGTTAGTAAGATACAAGCTGGTGAATATTATAACTTAATGACTAATATTGAGTTAAAATCTTTATTAATAAAGTATGGTAAAACAGAAAAGGAAATAAAAAAGATGGGTGTTAAATGACCAAACTTATCATGGCTTGTTTAGCCAATTTAATTGCTTCGGTGTTTGCTTTTTTTCAATTACAAGCTCACTATGTATGGCCAAATAAACCACTTCTTAAATCAATATGGTGGGTATATGCCACAAGTTTAATAATAGCTCCGTTATTTTGGTACAGCACTAAATGGTCATATGAACACTTTGGTGCTTTTTGGAATATGAGGTTAGCTGGATTTGGTATAAGCACATTTGTGTTCGGCTTACTAACTTGGTTTTTAATTGGAGAAATACCAACTTTAAAAACAATAATTAGTTTATTGTTGGCAATATCAATTATTTTAATACAATTAACAAATGTAATAAAGGTATAATATGAATATAAAAGAAAGAGAACTTGGTATGTCTGATGACATTCATCCAATTGTAGAACAAATGGAAAAAGAATGGCCAGAAATGACTAAGGAGTTCCGTAGGTTACAAAGAGAACAATACGAATTGTTCTTAAAAAAACAACACGACTATGGTCCTGGTAATATTTCTGTAGGAACACAACTACAAACAGAAGAAGAAGTA